TCCCCTTTCCCCTCGAACGCCAGATCTGCTGTCTTCTTTATCCCTTTACCCCATGTAATAAGGTCAGATACAGCTACCACGTCGGACGAAATACTGTCCAAGCGCGGCTGTACGATTGTCATACGGACGTTAGAAAATCCGTATAGCAGCGCGTATTCCTCCACGGCGCCGAGGGCATATAACCGCATTTGGGGATTGTGTACGGCCGATACGGGTACGCCTTTACCGTACTTGAGGTCGACGATCTCCAGCACGTCGTCGGAGATAATGACCATATCCCCCGTGCCGAATCCGTCTTTCACGTACGCAGAAAAATCGAGCCGCTGCTCTACTCGTATGACGGCATCTTTCGTTGCTTTACGGGCAGCGGTTATTTTTTCTAAGCACACGTCGACGTAGCGGGCAACCGCCTCTTCCATTTCACCGTCGTCGTATTTTGGCTTGGCCTTACACCCCTTGAGGTAAGCGTTAAGGCAGGCTTCTGCCGCCGCGTGTGCCCGTGTCCCCTCCGCCGCGTATTCCGATACCGTATCCGGTACGGCGGCGTTCAGCCGGGCTGACGGAGGGCATTGCAGCCAACGGGCGGCGGATGACGCGGACAGTATCGCGTGCGCCGGCATTACTCCGCCTCGACGAAGGCTTTGAATTCTTCCGCTTTATCCGGGGTGATGTCGGAAACCTTCTTACCTTCACCGAGGTTTTCCTCTAACCACGCCTTGAGTTCGGTTTTCCCGTCGTCGTGCGAGTGTACGTATTTCGCCGCGAGAGTACGCAACTCAGCGATGTCGTCTTCGGAAAGCGTTTCCACCTTTACGGGCTTCGGTGCAGGCTTCTTTGCCGCCGGCTTCTTGTCTGTCTTCGGCTCCGGTGCCGTAGGTTGCTCCGCTACGGGGGCGCAGGGCTGCTGCGAGCTGCCGACTAACTCTTTCATTTCTTCCATAATTTCTGATACCGTACCCTCAAAACTGATTTTTACCATTTTCAATTCTCCTTTTCGTGTTATAATAATTATGGAACTGTTTTACTTTTGGCCGCTTCTCTGTTACTGCAGAGAGCGGTCATTTTTTACGTGTCTTCATTATTCAAAGTCAGCCAGCAATGCTGTTGCCCGCAAGGGCCCTGCGTATATGAGCTGCTGTTTGTTATGCCCATGTTTGCAGAGCAGGTTTCGCACACTGTGTTTGGGTCGTATCCTTGTCGTTCTAACTCGTTCCATGTTGCGACGTCCATGACCGTTCCTCCTTTCTACGTTAACGCAATAATCATCGCTGCCAACGTGAGATATGCAGCTATTGCCCCGATAACTACTTCCGGGAAATCGATGTCCACTGGCTCACCGTAATCGGTAGCGTGGGCGTACGCGATACGTCGGTCTAACTCCCTCTCACGCTGGACTTGCACATGGCGGCTGTTAACCCAAGCCGCGGGGGCTTGTAGAACGTCTTTTCTCATTGTTTTACCGTCCTTTCTTGAATTCCTGCACCAGTAACAAAACTGTTACCGCCGTTACAGCGATGCAGGTTGCCGTTACCATTAAGGTCACCAACGTTGTCATTATCTTTCACCTCCTTTACTTCCACCGTGAACGTGCTGCCGTCTTCCCCGTACAACAAGTTGTACAAGACTTCGAGCGGTCGTTCCGGTCTGAAATTTACAAACTTGACTTCCACGGTGAGCCTCCTTTCGTTTGTGCTATATTTCCCTCAGAGAGGGGGTGATTGTGTTGGCTAATGTGTATCATTTTCAAGACTTGTCGCCTGCTATACAGGACTCTTTGCGGCAGTACATTAAATCGCGGTTTACCGTTCGAAAAAGTATAAACCGCAAGATATCCGCTTACGGGCTTAAACAGCAATTTATACGACAGGCACAGTCCGAAGAGCATGTTACGTCGCAATGCTTTGCAGAAGCGATGGAGCTTTGCGGCTTCCGGTCTGAATTAATTGGCAATACCGTTCATCCGGAATCCAACTGGCATTTCAATGTTCACGTTTTAAAAACGCCTCGAGACTAGTAATAATTTCTTCCCTGGAAAATGAATCGTTCGGCAGCGGTGTGCAGAACGATTCATTTTTCATGCACAACGCGATAGCGCCTTCACGGTTAATCACACTCGTACAGCTTGCATCTAAGCGGCAATCCTCCGGAGCGTACGTGTTCTTGAACCACGCTTTGTGAAGCATTTCGACGAGCGTTGATTTGCCGAGCCCGGTACCGTAAAAGCAGATAGGGTTTTTCCCCAAATTGCGGGCCAGCACGTCGATCTGATCGTCTGTCAGCATGGACTGTAAATACGTGATAAAGTTGTGTTGCATGTGGGTGTTTGCCTCCTCCTTTTCTTTCATATTTTTGTTCCTAATTAGGAACGATTAGATTAAAAAAAATACATTTGCGTCTAATTGATATTTGCGGCACAGAGCTTTAACCTCGGACAACGTAAAGTCTGCGCCGTTGCGATTCAATTTAGTATTTAGTGTAGACCGGTCGATTTGCAGCAGTTCCGCAATTTCTTGCTGACGTATACCGTGCTCCACTAAATACCCTTTTAATTTGGTATATCCGCTCATCGGTTCTCCTCCTCTCCGTTCCTTTTTAGGAACAACTTAACTATACACTGAATGTGTTCCGATGTCAACAACTTTTATTCTGATTTTAAAAAAAAAGTTGCTTTTTTAGAACATTATAGTTATAATTTATTTATAGGTGGTGATACTATGACGCTTGGAGAACGGTTAAAGAAATACAGGCTGGG